TCGATACTCAGGCGCACCGGCACATCGAATTCCCCGCTGGCCCGGATCAGTACCCCGGCTGCCGGGGCCGGGGTGATGGTCACCACGCCGGTCATGGTGTTCACCGTAAAGCCCACCACGGGCACGTTGTTGGCCGTCACCGTCACCGTCCCGGCGACCGGCTTGGTCAGTACCCGCTGGTAGCTCTGCGTCGCCACGGTGTAGGTTTTAACCAGGGAAAAAGCCGTGGTTGTGCCATCGCCCTGGCCGATCACCTCATTGGTAAACGTAGAGTCGAGCACGTCCTTGAACCGAAACGCGTTGAGCTGCCCCTGCGCCACGGCATAGAAGAAGGCGATAAACGCCTGCGTCTCCTCGGTGGTGCGGTGCCGTAAGCCCACTTCCCAGCGGCCGCGGGCGAGCGACCAGTTGGCGTTGCGTTGTTCCATGCCGCCAACGCTCTGCACGATGTCGGTGCTGAAACCGGGCCCACCGCTGGCGCCGTAGGCGATCTGCTCGGGAAAGCGCACGTCCACCCACGGCATCGCTAGCTCCTCTGGCTGCTGCGAAAGGCCGCCAGCATCTGCCGTTGCACCTCCCCCTTGGATTTGACGAAGCTCGCCGCGTCAGGGGTCTGAATGTAGAAGTTCTGCACCACGGCGCCGCGCTGCGTCCCGCTCGCACTGGTCATGGTCGCCTCGCCCGGCAGGCTGCCGGTCGTCCCCAGCAGGGCACTCGGGAGCGGCCCGCCAAACTGGCGCCCCGGCAGCCGAGCGCGAATGGCCGCCCGACTGAGCGGGTGCGAGGTGGGAAAGACCATGCCCCGCCCGCCCCGGCTGACGAGGGCTTCTGGCCCCGCCTCGCCCACCAGGGTCACCCCGTGGCGCAAGGGCCCGCCGGTGGCGCTGGTGAGGAAACTGGTGCCACTGGCGGTGGCCAGCTCAGTGGTGCCGGCCGGCAGGTTCACGCCCGCAAACAGGCCGAGCGCCTGCAGGCCGAGCTTCAGCCCGGCCTCGACCCAGCTCCCCATCTTCGGCTGCAAATATTGCTGTTGGAGCACCCGCAGCAGATCCCGAATGATGCTATCGGCGAAGTCGCGGAAGACAAACTTCCCGGTCTCGGTCACCTGCTCGATGGCCCCGAGGACGCTGCTGCTCAGGGTGTCACCAATCTCCTGCAGGGACTCGGCGGTTTTTTTGGCCTCCTCCTGCTGCTCTTGCAGGTTGAAAATGGCGTCGAGCATGGAGATTTTCAGGTCTTTGTAGGCTTGATCGACGTTCTCGATGCTGACTTCCCACTTGGCGAATTCCCGATCATCCAACACCAGCCGCATCATGTCGGCCCGCAGGGCGAGCAGTTCCTCCTCGCGCCCGCGCAGGCGGTCGGCTGACTGGACCAGGTCATCGCGGGTCTGCACCTCGAAAGGCAAGAGGGACCGCCGTTCGCCCGTGGTGGGATCGGTAAATCTGCCGCCACGCACATCCATCAGGTTCGCGGCGCTGGTTTGTTCAATGACGCGATTGAAGAGCTGGATCTGCTGCTCCAGCGCCTGGTTTTCCTGGGCAATGGCCTGGGCTTGCCGCAACCCGGCATTGGCCGCATCGCGTTGCGCCTCGGTCATCAGCCGCCGCCCCATGAGCCACTGCTCCATCGCCTCGCGGCCCTGGCGCAGTTCGACATTGCGGGCGTGCAGACGTTCCCGGTTGTCCAGGTCGGCCTCGCGCTCGCGCTGCACGATGGCTTGCTGTTTGCGGGTGGCCTCCTCCTGATCCTGCAGTTCGTCGCGGATCTGCTTCTGGCGTTGCTCCCGTGTGGCGATCTCCTGGGACAGAGTCCGGAACTGCGCCTCGAGAATGGGCCGGCTGCCAGCCTGGGCATCGGTCAGAGCTTTGAGCTGGTCGACGACCTCGCCCTGGCGGTCGCGCAGCACCTGGAGTTCACTGCTGAGGCGCTCGACTTCCGGCTGGGTGCGCTTGAGGCTCTCCTGAAAGGCTTTGAAGCTCGCCTCGGCTTCCTGATTGAGACGGATGAGCCGATCCTGCGCCACTTCCCCCGGGATCGCGCCGCCCCCCGGGATCTCCCCCGCGGCGCTCTCCGTCGCCAGCAGGGCGGGGCCGGCGAGGCGGGCGGCCACCTCGGTCGGGGTGGGACCGCCGCTCGGCACCCCGAGTCCCCGCCGATTCGCCGCCTGCACGGCACGGAGCTGTGCCGCGGTGAGCTGATCCAGATCCTCCTTCGCGGCCCCGGTCGTCTTGTGAATTTCCTCGCGCAGCTTCTCCAAGCCACTCTGCGTGTTGAACATCCGCGCCAGGAACGTCGAGAGGCTATTGGCCGCCTTGTCCCAGGCCGAGACGAACGGCCCGGCGACGGTGGCGCTGATCTCCTTCAGGGTATTGGCCAGGCGCGTGCTGCCCGCCCCAATGCGCTCCATGGCGGGCCCGGCTTCTTTGTTGAGCTGTTGGGCAAATTTCACCACGAACTGATCGCTGACCACCTTGCCCTGCTCGAGGAGCTTCCCGAGGGCCTGGGTGGTGGTGCCCATGGCCCGCGCTGCGATCTGAAACGCCCCTGGAAGCGCCTCACCGAGTTGTTGGCGCAGCTCTTCACTGGAGACGGTGCCTTTGCTCACCATCTGCTGCAAGGCCAGCAGGGCGCGGGTGGTCTGCTCACTCGTGGCCCCGGTGCGGGCCATGGCCGCCACGACCGATTCAAACACCTGGCGAGCCCGTTCGCCCTCGATGCTCGTCCCCTGGGTGGCCGCCGTAAACGAGGCGTAGGTGCTGGCCAGGCTGGCAATGTCGACCCCGAGCCGTTGCGCCAGGTTGGAGACGTTGCGAAATTCCGCCGCCCCCTCACTGGCCGAACCCGTGGCGGCGGTGAAGCGGTTGCGCAGGTTGATCATCTCGACCGCCGTTTGACTGGCCTGGCGGGTGAGGTTGCGCAGGCCGGTGATGGCGCTGGTCACCGCTCCGATGGCCGCGCCCCCGACCACGCCGCCAATCGCCCCCTGCAGCAATCCCGACACCCCGCCGCCCATGGTCGCCCCCAGCAGGCCACGGACGCCCTGACTCTGCTGCGCCGCCACCGCCTGCTGGGCTGCGCTGGTCGCTTCCCGGGTGGCGCGGGCTTTCTCGCGTAAGGCGGTGGTGGCGTTGCGGGCTTCCCGGGCTTCCGCACTGAGGGCCCTGGCCTGTTGATCGAACTGGCGGGCGATCTGGGGATTGCCGGCTTCCCGGGCTGCCCGGGCCTGGTCGCGCAGGCGAGCGGCGGCCTGGGACGCCTCCCGCGCCTGGGTCTGCAGCGCCCGGCCCTGCTGCTGCACGGCTTTCGTGGCTTCCTGGCTCTGGCGCGTGAGCTGCTGCTCCTGCTGCACCAGTTGCTGCATACTCTGCCGCGCCTGGCTCGTGCCCTGCACCAACTGGCGGGGATCGACCGCCAGCCCTACGGTATAGATATCTTCAGCCACGGGCTGCGTGCTCCCTATCCCTGCCGTTCGCGGTCTTTGCGCTCATAATAGGCACTCCACAGCATCAATTCGTCGTAGGGCAAGGCATCGATCTCGGCCAGCGTCTTGTGCAAGGCCTCGGCTAGACTGAGTCGGTAGAGGAGGAAATGGTCGCTGGCGAGTTTTTTTTGGCCTCGTCCTGATCCATCGCCTCGCTCATGGCGTTGACGATACGCAGGATGACCCGGTAATTCGCTTCGTGCATTAGGGCGTGCAGGTCGCCCCACTGGAACAGCGGCTGCCCATGCGCGTCGCGGGCCTTGGCAATCAGCAGGGCGAGGTTATAGTCGGCGTTGGTTTTCGGGTCACGGGCCTGGACCGCCTCGCTCTCGGCGGGCGTGAGCGGGGTATAGTAGACGACGAAGTTGTAGTCGTCGGTGGACCACTCGGGGACGGCGATTTCGCGCAATCCATGCGTCTGGAAGGCTTGCCGGACAAAGTCGATGGGACGCATAGGTATCCTTTCTAGGCCACGTCGAATGGCTCGGTGTACTGCGGGGTGATGGCCGCGCTGGCCTGCTCGAAGCCCTCGGTGTAGCGCAGCGCCAGGTCGTCGCCGGGGCCGATGGTCGCGGGCACAATGGGGACGGCCTGCATCTGGTTGGTACTCTGGAACGTGGCCGCGATGGTCACCAGATCCTCGCCGGGCGAGGTGACCGCCAGGGTGGTGAGCACCGCGGCCCCATACAAGGTTACCGGGCCGTCGGGGGAGACGCTGAACGACACGGCCACCACCTGGCCAGCGGGCTTGGCCTGGGTAAAGCGGTCCAGCAGCGCCTTCTGGTCGGGATCGTCATAGTCAAAGAGCCCCTCGAAGCTGCCCTCCCACTCCACCAGCCCGGTGCGCCGGGTGCGGGCCGTCTGGCCCTGCACCGTGACGTCGAGCATGTGCAGGGTGACCGTGGCCACCCATTGGCGGGTCTTGGCGATGCTGTGGTTCAAGAAGGTGAGCAGCGCCCCGGCGTCCCAGGCCACCTCGGACGCCGGGGTAAAGGGCACCCCGATGAGGGTATCGTTGCTGGCCAACACGGTCGTGGTGACGGTATAGACCTGGGGGTCGCCGTTCACCCGAAAGCGGTCGCCGGGGAGCAGCACGCCGGTGAGGGGCGTGCCCTCCACATCGCAGGTGGTGGCCCCGAGGGGCACCGCCGTCTGGAGCCTGGCCGCCCCGCTCACGTAGCCTCCCAGGCTCACAAAACCGTCCATGCCGCGATAGGTCGTCATGCCCGGAGCCTCCACTGGTCCACGCGCACGTCCAGGTCGACGGTATCGGCACTGTTGGAGATGAGGGCCA